CCTGAACCTTTAGGCTTTTTGCCAGTGCCAACTCTAGGGTCTTTAGCGATAGCCACCACCCTTAGCTTTGTACTGCTTGGCTAACATCTGCGCCTTTCTAGCACTCCACTGTCCCGGCTTACCACCTTTTGAACCTGACTTGATACGACTAAACAAAGCCTTTCGCATTGTTGGCTTGGTGTAGTTACCTGCTTTGTTTACTGTAGACTTAGCCATTATCGTTTTCTCCCTCGCATAACACCACCTTTAGCGTAGCCTTTCTTCTTCTTGTTAGTACCGCCTTTAGAAAAACCAGATAAAGATGCTAGAGATTTAGCCTGTCCTGCATGTAATTTAGAAGCCTTCTTCAGACCCTTAATTACTTTTTTGACTTTGGCTTTGTTTTGCTTAGTAGTCATACCACTAGCCCTTCATTATTTTGTAGCCTTTGGCTTTTGCTGCAGCTCTAAGTTGAGGAACAGACATGCCTCCTGCTGCGTAGCCTTTTTTCATGCCACCACGAGCCATACCCTTCTTCTTCATGGCAGCGCCACCTTTTGCGTAGCCCTTCTTCTTCTTGGTCATACCACCCTTATTCATTTTGCCCTTGCCATCCATTGCAAATGCAGGGACCATTTTACCTGTCTTAGGGTCTTTAGACATTGGCATCTTAGCACCGCCTCTAGCCATTCCCTTCTTTTTCATTTTCATGCCGCCTTTTGCCATGCCTTTTTTCTTCATCATTGGTTTCTTCTTCATAACCATAACTTACTTCTCCTTTGAATATAGATTGTTAAAGACTCGTTGAGTATCCCAAACGTACTCAGTCTCTTGTTTTGAATGGAACACCCTTTGATT